TTTCTACTAAAGGAGTAAGTAATGTAGGTATTGCTGATGGTGTTTGTAATGCTCGTTCAAACCCTCTAAACATAGCTGTTTTGAATTTTTCAGCATCTTCTGATTCAGCAACCATTGTATTATAAATATGCTCAGGGAATATCTTAAATAATACTGTAAAGATATCATTTCGTAATGGTATTTTAAAACCATCAGTGCCATACATCACAAAGAATCTATCTCTTTCTGAAGGATCAAGTTCTTTATACTTGTCATCTTTAGCACCTATAGCTGCATAAGCAAAACTTAATAACATAACTTGACCAGCTGTTAACCAAAAACGTTTAACGGCATCTGATTTAGCATCTGGCGTAATACCATCAGCCATAATAGTGCTAAACGCTACATGTAATGCTTGTAAGTTAGCATTAACGAATGGCGCATTTTGACGCATGATATTAATAAGTTGGTTAGTACCTGTTCTACGGAAGTTAATAATTTCTTCAGCTACATGAACAGCACGAGCCTTATCTCCTGTTTCAGCTACTGTTTGAGAATATACTGCTTGACGAATAACGTTGTCCGATGCCATAGATAACATCTCTAATGGATGTATAACAGCTTTAAGTAGCTTATCTAATGTTTTATATTTCTTAGCATCTTGTGTAGCTTGAGCATCAATACGTTCATATTCAGAACTAAAGTCATGTTTACCTACAGTGCCTGTTCTTTTAAGTTCTTCACGAGCCGTACTTTGATGCAACGGAGTTAACACAATTTCCTTCATGACTTGTAAAGGAATAGCTAAAGGATACCTAACACCTGATGTAAACATAGCGTTAAATGCATCCATAGGTATTTGAGCTATAGAGAATATAGGTTGCAATACAATATTAAGTCTTAAGAAGTTTGCGTATGGTCTAAAGAAGCCTTTAAGTCCTGTAAGCATAACAGGTTCTAATCCTGTGAAGCCACCTACCATAGACTCACCATCATTACCTTGAAATTCATATTTAACAAGTTTACCATCTTGCCATACATTAACAGTATTACCTGTTTTACTGCGTTCTTCTTTTTTAAGAACTTTAATATCATTTGGTACATAATTACTATATAAACCAATCTTAGCTTGAGCTGCTGTATTATTGATTGATTTTCTAACAATATATCTAGTCCATCTCTCCATGTTATCAAACACATTGTTTACTGATTGATAACTACCTTTAAGTCTCTTATCTGTAGCCGCATCAAGTAATCCTCTAGCATATTCTTTTGGACCTTTACCTGCTTCAATTTGAGCATCACGGTAGAATGGAACATAGTCCATCACGTTTAATAAATCCTCTACTTGTTCTTCATTATATAAACCGCTATCTTTAGCTAGATTTAATACTTTACGTCTAACACCATTCCATGTATTAGCTATATCTTCTAATTCAGGAAATTGAGTAAAGAATTTTTCACCTTCTCTAATTTGAGCAGGTGTTAAATGCACAAGTTTATAGTTAGCTTTTAAACGTTTTTTAGCTAAGTCTGTTTTATTTTCTGTAAGAAGCTTTAATACATCTTTTTCTAATTGTTTGTTAGCATCCATTAAACCTTGTGAACGGCGAGCAATAAAAGCTTTACTTGCGTAAACAAACATTTTATTTACAGGGTAACCATTTTTTTTAGCTAACGCTTCAATTTTATTTCTGATTGCAATCATACTATCTTTAGCATCAGTTACTTCAAACTTAAATAAGTTAGCGTTATATTTAATATTGCCGTGTTTTAAGAATAAATCAGCTATTTGATCAGATTTAACTGCTTGAGATACTTGTAACATATAGTAAGCTTTAGCTAACTTTTCAGGTATAACCCCTGCTTTACGCATAGCATCAAGTATCTTTTTATTTATAGATGTATCAAACGAGAATAGATTAGATCTAATCATGTTCGTAATCTTAAATAGGGTTTGTACTGGTTGTGAGTTAAATTCTTTCCACACTGTTACAGGTTCTACTTTTACAGCAGCTTTATTTCCTGCAGCTTCAGCTTGTTTATCAAGGTCTTTTTCAGACATTCTTTGATAGAGTGGTTCAACTGCAGGGAACCCTGCTAATTCTTTAGGACGATATCCTGTAAATAGATCAGGTGCTACACCAATAATATCACTTAATAAAGTATCAGATATATCACCAAGTTTTAATAAGTCTTTAACTGCTGAAAGAAAGTCAGTCCATAACGAAGTTAACGTAGTTTCACTTGGAGCCACACTCGGTTGACTTGCTAAGAATCTTTGGAAGTCAGCAGTATTAAATGCCTCAGCAATAAACTCTTCCATATTATCAAATGCATGACCAAAGTCTTTTCCTTCTCTACGAGCAGCGTCTTGTGCTGATGTAAAGATAGCTACCATCTTACGACCTACAGCATCAATACCTGTCAGTTTTCCATTCTTGCTCTTAACATGTTTTTTAATTTCCCATGCAGTGGCAGCATGTGTTCCTTCGTGGAAGATAGCATTAGTACCAGCATCTGGACTAATAGTAGTTTTATTGTTGGTAGGGCTATAGGAACCAAACTTATTCTTTCCTAATCCCATAATATGATATCTACCTTTAGTTACATTTTGTATCTTAGATAACACTTCATGTAATACTTTTTCTACAGGATTAAGTTTTTCAAAATGTTGTTGCTTTAATATATTTAAAGCTTGACCCATAGTCTTTGCAGGTTTAGTTGTGTTAACAATAGCTTTACCTTCAGGAGTACCTTCAAAAGAAGTAGGCAGCTCTTTTTCTTCAGGAGCAGGTTTAGTTAAGTCAACTTTTTTAGCTTTACGAGATTGTTGTAATTCTTGAATAGTATCGTTTGCAGTGGCAATCTTCGTCAGATGCTATGCCTTTTTGTAATGGTTCAATAAGAGGATGAGTAGGGTCTAATGTTTGTAAAAGTTTACCCATGCGATTCATGGCTTTTACTTCTTCAGATTTAACTTCTGGTTCTACTTTAGTTTCTATTGTTCGTTCAGGTAAACCCGATAATTGTCGAGTTTCTATATTATTATATTGACGTTTTAGTTTCTTTTGTTCTTTATCAATAGCATCAAGTCTAGAAAAAATAACTTGTTGTTGCTCTTGATCTTCAGGTCTATTAAGTGCTTTTGCTTCCTCAACAAGCGAATCATTTTCTTCTTGTAACGCATTAATTTGATTTTTAATATTTTCTAATGGAGCGTTGCTAACTTTTTCTCCTGTTTCAGTGATTCCAGCAACACTTCTACTGATATCAGCTGCAGATCCGACACGTCCTTGAGCTCCTCTGGCAGTTCCATCGTCGAGTCCTCCAGATACTTCATCGCTAACTCCAGTTGTTTTACTGATAGATCCTGCATCGGGTAATCCTTTCAAATAGGCATCAACGGCTTTTTCATTTATTTTACCTGTATGTGCTTCTAAAGTCTTGTTCATTAAATCAAGACCTTCAGGTGTTTTAATATCTTGTCCTACTAGTGCTTTATATGCATTCGAACGAGTGTTTAGACCCCACGAAGTTAACGTAGTCTCGTCTAATACTCCAGGTTCTGTAGGTTCTACTTTGTTAACTTCTTGTTCTACTTCAGCTGCTTTAGCATCTTGTTCCGCTTTTTGTTTAGCCGCTTGTATATCTTTAGCTTTAGTATTTAATGTGTTAAAAGTAGATTTAATAATTGTATCACGACTAGCACGTTTTTCTTCTTCTCCTGCAGGTTCAATTACTTCATCTTTTTTATCTTCAATAGTTTTATCAATCTGTCTATTTATGTTCATTTGTCTAACACCAGTGAAACCACCAGCCATAGCAAAGCCTGCTAATGCACCAGTTGCAGCAGCTTCAGCTACACCTTCATCCCAAGGTCTATCGTTAGATAAGTTTTGTGCAATTTGTTCTTGAATTGATTGTGGAAGTTCTTCTAAAGTAGCTTCACTCATAGCACTTTTAAATGCGGCAGTAAGAGCACTTTTCTTTTCAGCTTGTGTTGCGCCACCAGCCATAAGAGTATCAATATCATCAAAGCCTAGTTTTTGAGCTACTCTACCGCCAAGTAAACCAAAGCCACCAGTTAATACACCACTACCAGTAGCAATAACTGCTTGTTTAGGAGTAAGTAAACCATCTTCTTGTTGTTGACGTGTTTGTTCTGCAATAGAACCTGCGGTAATAGCGCCCTCACCTGCAGCACCAGCTACAGCTCCAGCGGCTTTTTTACCTACCATAGTAGCTATTTTTTTACCACCAACGCCCAGTGCTGTTCTTGCTAAGCCAGCACCACCAACCATAGAAGGTAGAGATTCAGTTAGGATATTAAGAAAGGCTGCTGGATTTTGAGCAAGAGCACCAACAGTATTTTTAAATCCTTTAGCTTCGGCAACTGCTTGTTCTTGTTTTTGTTCTTCTATAGTTTTTAAAGATTGAAGTTTAGCTTGTAAATCTTTTGTAGTGCCACCAAAAATACCTTTTTCAATAGCCTCAGCAGCTTTACCTGCTAAACCCATTGTAGGAATATCAGCTAAACCTATAACAGCTTCACCTGCACCTACAACACCTTTAGCTAAACCTAAAGCAGGATCAGCTAAATATCTGCGAACAGCACTACTAGGTGCTTGTGTTAAATCTTTTTGGGGTTGAGTTATATCTTGAACATCAGATTCAGGCGCAGCTTCTTCCGCTACACTTGCTTGTGATCTAATATAATCTGCTAAAGTTTTTGCAGATTCTTTGTCTCCCGCAGCATGAGCTTTTTCCAAAGCCTTATATACGGCATTTAAATCGGCCATTATTCTTCGTCTTCTGGGTACTGATCTAAGATTGATTGAACATTTTTAGGAACATTTAGTTTAGTTGCTCCTGGTTTACCTTGTACAACAGGTTTATGAATGTCTGCAATTTGAGTAGCCCCAGGAATTGCAGGAGCTTCACCTCGTAAAATATAACCTTCAGCATTTTTAAGATATCTATTCCATTCTTGTTGTAATAGTTGAGGATTACCATCAAATACTGTTTCAGCAGATCCTTGAGGATATTTAGATGTAAAATCTTTAATAGCAGCATTTAATATAGAAGCATTTAATTTTTCACTAATACCTGCTTTTTGGTATCTAGCTTTTGCATTTGCAAGAATAGCGCTTGTTTCAAGTTCTGCATTCTTCATAGCAATATTTGTATTAATATTGTTTCTATCTTCAATAGCTTTCATAGCCCCAGCAGCATCGCCACGAGCTTGAGCTTGTTGAGCTTCCAGAGTTTTTCTATCAGCCATTTTGTACATGCTATTAATTTCTCTTTGTGTTTTGCCCATTTTACCAATAATAGGTGCAGCACCTTTAGAGCCTTCAGCAATAGCTTTTCCTAGTGTAGGTTGACCAGCAAAAGCTGCGGCGTAATTTAAAAGTAATTCAGCTTGATCCATTTTCTTAGCTTCTTCAGCTTCTTTAATTCTTTCAGTTTTACTTTCTTCTAAAGCTTTTTTAAAAAAATCAGGATCAACACCTAGTTGTTTTTGTGCTTGTTGCTGTTGTATAATGTAATCATCTAAAGCTAATTCTTCTCTAGGTTTAATTAAAGCTGCTTTAGCATCTTGATAATATGATGGATCATATTTAAATGGATCTGTTTTAGTTTTACCACCATAAGCATAATGTTTAACAGGGCCACCATCATCAAATGCAACAATACCACCAGTGGCAAAATTTTCTTCATTAAACATTTGATTATCTATACCTAAATCAGCTAAACCACCTTGTGCCATAGCTTGTACAGGCATTTCTGGAGGAGGAGCCATAGCCTCCATCATAGGTTGAGCTTCAGGCAATGCAGAAATCCCAGGTTGAGCTTCTTCTACTAAATCTTCTGCAACAGTTTTATCTTCAGGCTTATTAGCTTGATAATTATTTCGCATTTCTTTTCTGCGTTGTAATTCACTTAAAGCTAAGTAAGTAGGTACTTGCCCTGTAGGGTTTTGTACATATCCTACTAGTGTATCATCAGGAACACCTTTTAACTGATTTTGTATTTTAATAATATTCATGTTTTATCCTAGAGCTTTAGAAAGACCAAGTAAACCTAATCCACCACCAAGAGCTTGTTGAACACCTGATGCTTGAGGCGCATATTGAATTTGTGTTTGAGCCAAACCAGCATTTCCACGAAGCATAGCATTGTAGAACTCGAGTTGTTTCTTCTCCCAATCTCTTTGTTCCATAGCTTGTTGATATTTAATATCAAGTATTTTTTGATCAAGCGCTTGTTTTTCTTGTTCACTAGTTGCTTGAGCTTTAAGTCTTTCAAGATTAGCTGTTTGTTCAGCAGCTGCTGTAGCAGATTGAGCACGTGATGCTTCAAGACCTGCTTGTAAACCACTAACACCTGTTTGACCTGCAAGTTGAGCTGCAGCTTGTTCAGCAGCTACGTTAGCTTGTTGTGCTTGTAAGTTTCGAGCTGCATCTTCACCATACATTTTTTGTGCAGATTCATAAGCAGCTTGTTGACCTTTAGTATAAATATCTGCAATGTTTTGTTGTAATCCACGCTCTGCTTCTGTTTGCATTAAAGCTTGACGTGCACCACCAAAAGTACCACGACCAATAGCACCCATAGCACCTTTAGCTTTTTCAATATCGCCTACACGTCTAGCCTCACGAGCTGCAATATCAGAAACATTAGTTGCATATGGAGACATGTAGTAAGATGCTGCAGCGGGACTAAATGTGCCTGTAGAAATGCCTCTAGGTGTATAACCTAATGCTCTTGTCAAACCAGCACCAGCAGTACCATAACCTAAACCTGAACCCATACCTAAACCTGATCTTGCATCAGCAAAACCACCTGGTGTTGTTAGACCTGCAATATCTCTTTGAACAGCTACTTGACCTGGAGTAAACCCTGCAACTCTTTCACCTGTGTAAGCAGGCATAGGTTTAACACCTGTAACAGCACCTGAAGCATCTGTTTCAAATACATTTTTACCTGCAGAAACTAAAGCTTGTTCAAAGAAAGGCTGTGCATACTCTGGTAAGTTAGAAGTATAAGTAGTGCCTGTAGAAGTTTGATCTCCACCACCGCCACCCCACAAAGTTAAAAAAGTATCCATAACCCATACAGGATTAAGGAACCATTTAAAGCCGTCTAATAATTTCATATGTTTTTCTCCACAACTTGTGCTACAGATTCAAAGCCCATTTTCATTCTATAAAGTCTAGCTTGTGCCTCGTGTGCAAAAGCCCTTATCTTTGTGACACCTTGTGATCTAGCCCAGCTTTCAAACTGCTGAATTAAATCAGGTTCTATTAAAGCCCTACCGCCCATAGATGTAATGTGTAAAACTCTATGATTTGGGTAGTTACTTATCTCTACTGCTGACGCTCCAATAATTTCTTTATTTTCGTCTACTGCAACAAGACAAGTTTGTTTTCCACTTACTAATAAAAACTTTATTTGTTCAACGCTATAATCATCAGTGCTAAATTTAAACGATGACTCAAAAAAAGGTTCTATTTTATTCCAGTACTGACATATAAAGTCAGGTGCTACTATGTTAATTTGTCTCATGCAGGCATGTATTTTTGTGGTTTAATTTGTTTACCTTGTTTAGTATGACCTGTTCTTGCTTTTCTAATACGATCTAACATTGCATATAATTGTTTAGATCCTGCTTTTGATGAACCATTACCAATATGACTTACTACGTCCGCTGGTATTACAAATTCACCATCTGCTAAACGAGCTGGTTGTTTACCTTCTATTGTAGCAGGAATTGAATCAGACATGCCATCTCCATCACCATCTAAATAACCTTGATGTCCACCTTTAGCAAAAGCAATTGGACCACCCATAGCATAGAATGTATCAGCAGCTTTAGCACGAGAACCTTCTGAAGCTAATGTATCTAATCTACCAATACCGTATCCATCACGACTTAAAGCAGTTGTACCTGATGTACTATCATTTGCTCCATATAAATCTTGAATACCGCCTTTAGCTATAGTGCTTGTATTAGTATTTACTGAGCCGCCCGTTGCCATTAATTTTAAACCTGGAGATGCTTGTGCTAGATTTAATAATCCTGTTTTAGGATCTCTGTATTTGTTTTCTTCAGCTTTACGTTTTTCTTCTACACTATTATCGCCTTCAGGATATAAATCTTCTTGGGCACCTGCTAAACCTGCCATACCTATTGGAGCTGCTAAATCAAAAGCAGAACCACCAGCTTGTTTAAATGATTCAAAACCTTTACCAAATGGATCAGATGCTAATTCTTTTATACCCGCCAACATATTTTCACCTGCTGTAGGCATAGTAGCTACAGTAGCACCGGGAATAGCTTGAGATAATGCTGGATTAAATGTGCCTGGTTGTAATAAAGCTGTATTAGCTGCTTGAGCGTTTGGTAATATAGGACCAGCAACGCCTTGTTTCAAAGCTTCTTCCATTGCTGGAGTTGAATACCCACCAGCTGTTGTAGCAGTATTAGCAACATTAGCTGCATTAGCAGCATTAGCACCCATAGTACCAAATGTTTTAGCTAAATTACCACCACCATAACCACCAAGACCTCCCATTAAACCACCCATTAAAGGATCTTCACCCTTAGCACCTGCAACTAAAGCACCCGCTGCCATACCTCCAACAACAGGAGCTGCCGCTGCAGCAGTTGTACCTAGTGAACTTCCTATGGCTCCCCCTGCTGGGCCACCTAGTAACATACCTACACCAGTAGGTATAAGGGAAGTAAAGAAATCAAGAAAATCAAAAGCTTCAGGCAAACCTGTATGAGGATTAGTAGTAACTTTTCGTCCAGTCGCAGCACCAAGAGCTCTTAACCCTTCTACTTCTATAGGATTAACGTGCATAAGCATGGAATCACCATGTCGACCGAGAGAGGCTAAGCCTTTAGCTAGTTGATGTGTTGCCATAAAACGTCCTTTTTAATATAGTGTAATGTTAACATATTTAAAGTCTTGAAACAAAAGTAATTGCGCCAATTGCCGATGGTATTGAAGGATGAGCATAAGGCACAGTTTGAGCAGGAGCATACTCCATATAAATGCCTACTCCTCCGCCAGACGTAGCCGCCTGATCTGTAGCCCACCATAGTGCTATTTCATCCCCTGAGTCAATTTCAAAAGGCACAGTTGAATACATTAATACGTAGCTAGGAACACCTGCACTTTTACGAGAAGTTACAGTTATTTTACTAGCAGATCCTGGTACATCTACATTATTAACTCTTAACCATACTACTACATCATGAGGTGCATTATCTGAATTAGCAAATTGAAGACTATAATCTATTTTGTAAAAGCCAAGATATTCAGCCGTTGCATAATATCCAGGATCTAAAGTAAATCCTAAACCAGAATCTAAGGTATTCCATTTAACAATTGTAGGTGTATTATTAGCTGTAGCATATTGAGTAGTTGTATCAAGTGCAGATATGTGAGGAAAGCTTAAAGCAGAACCTCCAGCGGAAGTACTTAGTGTAGCTGTAAACGCATCAACGGTATTAAAATAAATACGTAGTTGTGAATTAAACAAATCAAAGTGTTGTTGAGAAAACTGTGTAGGTGTTAATGCTAACGCAGGTGCTTTAGTTGGAAATGTAGTTATAATAGCCATTATGCCCTCATTCCATCTGGACGTGCGTCAACTCTTGGCATACCTAGTTGCCATTGCGTACCTAATGTATCTGAAGCAATTTTAAAGTTCATTTGACGACCACGAGCTCTAATAAATACTTGGTTAGTGTATTGATCTACAGTAGCTGTTGCAGTCACAATATCTCTACTTAGTGTTTGATTTTCTTCATTGGTATATGATACTGCAGCACCAGGGAAATTACGTACACCTACGGTAATTGTAGCTTCAGGTATAAGGGTTGCACTTGTAACTGGATTAACAGTTTCAGAACCTCTAAAGTTAATGTCAGGAAGAATACGACGTATTAACATAAATTTATCGCCGTCATCAATATCAACATCAGCAGACTGAATATAAGCTGAAATAGGTAGTGGTGCAGCACCTAAAGGTTGTCCATCATCAGTGCCTGATTCATGGTCGTATACCCAGCCATCATAGAAAGCAATGGGTCTTGTAAAGTCGCCAGAGTCAATCCATGCGGTTCTTTCTAATTGACCATAATACCAAATACTTTCTGAGTAATTATAAACTACATATCGATCAATCTCAGTAGATCCACTTGAAACGTAGAACCAAATAATTTCATTAAACTGATTATTAGTACCTGCAAAGAAAAGTTGTTGCAAGTTATTATTTATGTCTGAGAATATATACTGACGTAACGTACAAGGTAGTGCGTCTACACGACCTGAGTAAGTATAGAATTTATCACGACCCATCCAGTAAACTACGTTATTAATACCTACCACGGCATTGGGTCCTGCAATAGAAATATTATGTGATAACTCTTGTAAACCAAACACTTCTGTAGTACCTAAGAATTGCATAGATGTAATGGCAGTATCAGTAAAGATTAACATCTCTTGTCTTGAGTTTAATGCAGCTACTACTTGTGAACCTGATTGTAATCTCAAGAACCCTGCAGTATTAGTTACAGTAGGTTGCCATACTTCTGGCTCAGGACCTACAGTTGCATCAACGTTAGCCCAACGAATAAGAAGGGGGTCATAAGAACCTGTATAGTTATTGTAAACATATGTACCTACAGGTGAAGCATTACCTGCTGGAGCTGATGCCATGGTATAACTAAAGTGTGTTGCATCAATATAAGTAATTTGGAAAGTGCCATTAAATTCAGTAGGTGTTGTGCCTGTTACAGTAATATAATCCCCTGATCTTAAATTATGAGCAGAGGTAGTTGTTACTGTTGCAGTTAGATTACCCGTACCACCACGAGTCATGGTTGATATAGTAGCGCCTGCTACTGTTGTAGCTGTATAGTTTGTACATCCTAGAGCTACATAGTGTCCGCTAGATGCAAACAAAGTAAAGTCAACTTGTTCAGGAACCGCAATAGAACCTGGTACAGATCGTAATGTAACAGCCCTTGTAGTATAAGTATTATCAAAAGCCCAATAATAAATATCACTTGCTGCAATATTAAACAGTAAATTTTCGTTGAAGTTATCAAAGAATTCTAACCTAGCAGGGAAGTTAATAGGTACAGTAGAACCTGAACCCCATGAACCTCTAGACCAACCACCAGCTCCCCAACCATAACCTAATGTTACAGTAGCTAATCCGATGTTAATTTGAAATTGTGCAACAATCGCAGTGTTACCTGTAGAAGTTGCTGTTGAAGATGCAGTGGTAGCTACAGTAATAAAAGGTGTACCACCTACAAAAGTAACTTGAAATTCATTATTAAAGTCAGCAGCAGGAACGCCACCTACAGCAGTGGTAACGCCACTAAATGTAACCCAGTCACCATCAGTAAGACCTGATGTGATATTTAATATTTGAACTAAGTTAGAACCTGCAGTTGTTTGAAAACAATTGTCACTTGATGGAACAGTAGTTGAAGTATAAGTAACACGAAGTGGTGTTATGTCATTTAGAGCGGTACCATAGTTAACGTAGATTTTTTCGTTAGTACCAACAGCAACTAATTTACTGCCATCTAAAGTAATCCAAGTAAATATGCTACGTGCTGAACCTTCGTATTGTTCAAAGGTTTTAACAGTCCAACCACCAAATTTTTCAGGATATCCTGAACGGAAGCGAACTTTGTCCATTGAGTACCAGCCACCCTCAGACGCATAATCAGTCTGATCTCGGTTAACACCTGGTTTAAATACAAGTTTACTTAATGGCATAATTAACTTTCAAATAGCGCTTTCTCATCCAATCTACGCGTTTGTAGACCTTTCAGTATTTTACCACCTGCACGACAATATTTCACTAACGATTCCATAGCCGCCTTTTTATCGCCGCGAAGAAGCGCTTGACGGATGGTTGAACGCTGAAAGCATCCAAGACCCAAATTAAAGCAAAAGCTGACAAGAGCGTCAAACTCAGATTGTCGAAGAGGCACGTTAGGTAACATCTTATGTACTCCCAACTCGAAGCGACGTAAGTCTGATTTAAGAATTCCATCTATTTCTTCTTTCGTAAATAGTCTATTCCAAGATTCAGGCAAAGATTTGCCGTCCCCAATAAGATGACCCACGCCAACAGTCCACAACCCAGCAGGACAACGATAGGGCCTATTACGCACGCCTTCATGATGTTTAATAAGTCTGATACCGCGTTCTGAAACATTCACTTATTTCTTTTCCCAAGTTCTTGAACCAAAGTAGAAACCAATAATAGATGCTACGATAGCCATTTCATCTGTTGAAAATACTTCTTGTGAAGCTACGATAAAGTCAACACCAGACCACATAGCCCAAGCTAATGATACAAAATTAATCAGAACTAATTCACCTACAAAGATAAATGCAACGATAGGTCTTACCATAGCGTTCCAGTTCTTTACAGTTTGAGAACCACCTTCTACTAATTTTTTATCGTGGTCATATAAGGCTTCACGTTCTTGTGCATAAGTTTCTGCATAGGTGCCTTCTAATTCAATCGCTGCAATCTTTTCTTGCGCTACAAAACCTTTCTCTGCCATAAGCAAAGCTTGAGCATTTTGTAATTGAGCCATTTCACGCTCATGTTTTTGGTCTCCCTTTTGTTGGAAGAACTGAAGTATATTAGGTAAGCCTGCTGTAGCAAACCCTAGAATTGAACTTAATATTGATAACATGGTATTCTCCTAGTTGTTAAGCGGGTTAATCATCGCTTTACGTAGTTGTTTCATTTCGTCTTTAACGTTTGTCACTGTGTCTGTAATTTTATCGGCAGTAGATTTAGCTACACTATTAGCTTCAATAGCACGACCATAAGCTTCGTTTGCTTTTTCTAAAGCTCGGTTGTTAGACATCATGACGTCTACTAATTGACGCTCAGTTGATTTAGATCTATCTTCTAATACTGTAATTCTAGTTTCTACACTAGACATCTTTTTTACTTCCTCAATCGTCGAGGTCAAATCGTTGAAGAGGGTTATGCCGTAATATACTGCGCCACCTATTGGCACTAGCACGGATAAGATAATCCCCAGTATCATTTGCGCTGATAAATTCAATGAATATATTTTGTTGTCGCTCATAGTCTTGTTCCTGTATAAGTTTTATATTCTCTTCTATCTGCGCTTGCTGCATATTGTAGCCTGCGTTTAAAATCTGCATCGATAACACGATGCCAAAGCCTGGTACTATTTCTTTATTCTTGGGTACCTCTGGAGCTTTCACGGTACCCGACGTCGTCGTAGTACTTACGGGGCTTGGTGCAGATGTCGTTCCACTTGATTCGCTCTTTACGGTTGCTACCGAAGTAGCTGGTGTTTGTGTCGTTGTCGTTGTCAACGCAGTCATGTCCTGTACAATTACAGGTTCTGGCGGGATGATGGGCGCAGTTGTGACTTGCTGACTTATCACTGAATTTGGATTCGTTGGACTTATAGGACTGATCGGCGATGTTGGATTGTTTACGTTTGTCGCTGTCATCTTGCAAGTATTGAGTAATTCCGACCAAGCAGTCCAAGTTGGCGAACCATACGGATCGGAACATTGTGAAGCTCTTTGTTCTTGCAATAATCCTTCGTAACCAGCTGGACATGTTAGCGTCCTCGTTTCAGTAGATTCAATACACGTTGGAGGATCTGGCGTACAGTTATTAGAAGTTGTTGTCCAAGCTGACCAACTTTGGTTGCTACATTGATAAGACCTAGTTTGATTAATTGCACCTGAATAGTGAGGTTGGCAACTAAGTGACTGATACTCTGTTTGGCTTTGGCAACTTGGTTGCGTATAGTATCCGCACTCGGGAATACCTGGGTAAAGATAACACGCAAGCTGTTGACACTCTGCAAGAGTCGTTCCTTGATTAGCGTATAAACTATCATAAACCGGTCCATAATTTGTCCAAGAACTCGCATAACAATATGCATAAACGTTATTCCTTAGTATTAGAAGGAGTAGGAAGAGTGTAATTCGCACCATATAATTTTCTAAACTTCTCAGGATCTTTTTCATACCAAGCCTTCTTAGCTGTATAACCTACAGCACCACCCATAGGACAAGGTGAACCACTCATCTCCATTGCTTCCCATACTTTTGGATCTTGGCATAGCACCGATACGGCAGCCACTTTAAGTCCTAAATCATTGAGAGTTTTTGCTAATTTAATTTTGACGCAGTTCTCATCAAGTAACACAGTACCACCTGATAAAGATACAAAGCCTAAATTACCCGCAGCACTGACTGGCACTGCACAAACATCTTGAGAAAAAGCTGACATAGAAGGTGCCATAGCACTAGGTACCGGCATGCCTTTATTGTTTATTGTGGTTGTATCAGCGTGAGCTTGGTGTATGCAAACAAGTAAACAAAGTGTGATTAAGACCCCAACTAGGATTTTCATGGTTCAATTAGTATTCTACGACTACCACACCTGCGAAACCTACTTGACCTGAGCCAAAAGCACCAGGGCCGCCACCACCTCCTCCGCCATAAGCTCTACCTACTGATCCCGCGCCTCCACCACCACCAAAAATTGATGATCCTCCTATCCCACCAGCACCAGTAGCACTAGCATAAAAAAACCCATTATCTCCACTAGCACCTGCAAATTGAAGTGTTCCAGCACTTCCGGCTCCTCCTGAACCTCCATTTCCACCAGTAGAAGATACTCCACCTGATCCACCTGATCCGCCAGTAGCAGAAGCTAATGAAGCAAAGGATGATGTTCCCCCTCCACTACCTGGATTACCTCCTGGAGTACCTGGTGTTCCTCCACTACCGGCAGAACCTACAGTCACAGCATAAGGGGTTGAAGCCGTTACAGGACCTACATAAATAGCACCTCCACCAGCACCACCAGCACCGCCACCAGCACCAGTACTAGAAGCAGCACCAGCACCGCTACCTCCACCGCCACCCACAACTGTGACTTTAACTTTAGTTGTAGTAGACGGTGTTGTGAATGTTCCAGGTGAAGTAAACACAGTCATGTTAGAGAAGCCGCCAGCAGCTGCAGCTGCACTTGTCCATGTTGTACCGTTTGATGTGAGGACGTTACCTGATGAACCAGGTGCCACTAATTGCAGAGCGGCTGTACCGTTACCGAGTAGAACGTTGTTAGCTGTTAGAGCTGTTGCTCCTGTACCACCTGATGCCACAGGTAAAGTGCCTGTAGTTAATGCAGATGTTGAGGTCGCATACATCGCACCGCCTGATGTAAATGATGATAACCCTGTACCTCCGTCTGTCGTTGTAACTGGGGTTGTTACATCAATAGCAGGTGAGGTTATCCCCGTGGTGCCGTCTAATGTTATTGCCATGTTCTACTCCTAAATAAATATTATAGTGCTGCGATTTGGGCTTGTAATGCTGCTAGTTGAGCCGCGAGTTCTTCTTTAGTAGGTGCAGCTGGTGCTTCTACAACCACAACTGGGTTTGCTTTGATAAGCTCGTCACTTGGGTCATACCAGAATTGATCTGCTACTACATTGTCTGCACAGTCAACCCACATAAGGCCAGCACCCACTTCAAATGTGTTTGCCGCGTCCTCTACTTGAGCTACTCTGTAACCTGATTCTCTAGGTTCTACTGTTGATATTAATGCTTTCTTTGCCATTTTGTTTCTCCTTATATAGTTGGTTTGGTTGGCCAATTAATTGTGTTTGGGAAGCCAGCTTGTTGTGGCACATCTAATAATGCTTGTCTGTAATTAGCCCATGCTGTTTGTTGTTCAGAACTAAATGATGCCCAGCGTAATGGGTTACCCACAATAGTATCTACTTCTTGTAATAAAGTATCTCTTTTCCATCTTGCTTGTTGAGCTAACTCTTCTGTTGTAGGTGGTGTCCATTCAGCCACTACACCAAATTCACCATCTTTAGCTCGTTTAAATATATCTCGACCATGTTCTTCCGTATCATTAGGATTAGCAGAAAATGGTAAATCTTCGTTAATTTCTTCAAAACGAACATTTAAATCAATAACTGTATGAGCTTGATCTGCCCATTTAGGGCTATTTGCATATTTTAAATTTAATTTCATATTATTTTCCTATTAAGATACTCTTAAAAATACCATTGCCTGTTGAAAACCACCACTACACTGCCCCATAGCTTTCCAAGTCCCACTTAATGCAGAACCACCAAAACCACCAACAACATTGGTAGTAGTTGTTCCTGTTTGAGCCCACGAGCTATTTCCCGTTAAATAAATACCTGTAAAACAAAGAAGTGATCCCGCATAATTTGAATTTGCAGTCCAATTCACTGATTGTGAACCCCTTCCACCTAAAAATCCATAAGTTCCTACATCGCCCGCACTTGCCCCCGCAGTTGCACTTAATACTTGAGCGGTTGTTGGGCTGGATGATACTGTAGCCCACGCAGGAATTCCACTAGCCACACTTAAAACTTGGCCTTCAGTACCAATACCTAATCTTGCAGCGGCAGGGCCTGTGCCTTCATAAATTATATCTCCTACGGTAGTCATAGGGTTTAAGGCGTTAAAAGCTGCAGCTGCTGTAGTTTGACCTGTACCACCGACTGAAACACCGACTGTACCTGTTGTAATCGCTGAACCGCTTATGCCTGTCGATGTTGCTGTAGTGACTACAGTTCCCGAAGTTGCTGGCAACGTTAACACCGTCGTACCTGCGGCACTGGGCGCTTGTAGCGTTACACTTCCTGATACGTCTCCTGATATGACTACTGAACTCATAATTTATTTCCTTTTTGTTTTATTCTTAGTATTCTACGACTACGACACCCGAAGCGCCACTACCAGGTGTTTGACCATCTCTAGCTCCTGCTCCACCACCACCATAAGCCTTTCCAGGATATGTATAAACAGGGCCTGCACTGGGAGCCGCCTGACCACCACCTCCAAAGAAAGAACCGCCGCCGTTACCACCAACACCTGAAGCTCCTAAAGCCCCACCACCATTTCCAAATAATTGTAATGTTCCTGCTGAACCCCCACCGCCAGCGCCGCCCCCAATTTGGCTAGAGCCACCACCACTACCTCCAGTAGCAGAAGCTAAAGAGCCAAAAGAAGATGTTCCACCAGTTCCACCAGTTGGCTGTGCTCCACTACCCCCACTACCTATTGATACCGGATAACCCGTTGAAGCAGTTACAGGCCCAACATAAATAGCACCTCCACCTCCACCGCCGCCTGAACCATTTGTAGGGCCGCTACCTCCACCGCCACCGCCACCACCCACAACTGTGACTTTAATTTTAGTAGTTGTTGAAGGAGTTGTGAATGTACCTGGTGAAGTAAATACTTGCATATTAGAAAAACCACCAGCAGGTAATACAACTGAAGTCCAGCTAACACCTGCACCTGGTCCACCTGATGTTAAAAATTGACCTGATGTACCTGCTGATACTGTGCCTGGTGCTGTTCTTACATTGAGTTCACCAGCATTACCCATTTGGAAACGAATGTCGTTGTTAGTATAGAAGCTTAATGGTAAGTATGTACCAGAGCCATTAGCGCCTGATACGATTTGTGTGTCGGTTGAACCATTTGTAGCTACAACTACTTTAGATGCATTAGTAGGATCAGCAGCGTTAGATACTTGAACTGAAGCCGAAGTTGCTGAGCCATTAGGTACAACATAAACGCCTGTTGTCGCATTAACTGTACTTGTTTGTAATCTAGTTCTTTGTGACAAGGTTGCCGTATCAAAGTCACCTTGAATTAAATTACTGTTAGAATCTAAAATAATTTGTGCCATTTAAATCTCCTATAGTATTACCCAACGTTGGCCTGTTGGGACTGTTACTGTAACGCCTGAATCTATTGTTAAAGGTCCTACACTCATGCCATTATAGTTGGTGTCAAACGTAAAATTAACGCTGACTGAGTTTTTATTTTGGTAGATAGCTCCACCTGCTGAAGCACCGCCACCTATGGTTCCCCAAGCTGATCCATTATATCCTTCAAATTCACCTGAAGTACTATTGTAACGAATCATACCCGCTGCTGGTGTAGGTCTTTCAGCTGTCGTACCACTTGGTAATGTGATAGACCCTGTACCTACAAAAGCTAAATTATTAGGTACGGTTGCAGTATTTGCGTTAAGTGTAATTGTATCACTAGATGCGTTACCTAGGGTAGTATTACCATTAACTGTAGCATTACCTGTAACTGCTAAATTACCAGAAGCACTTAAAGATGTAAATGCACCTGTAGATGCACTTGATGCTCCTACTGAAGTACCATTAATTGTACCCCCTGTAATTGTAGCACTTGAGGAAGCTAGAGTTCCTGTAAAATAAGTCATTGCGTTCACAACGTCTGTACCATTATTAAATACAAACATCGATGAACTTGCCGGTACAGTAGTACCTGAGCCTGTTGAGTTCTTGACGATAACACCAAAAGTCAAGGCATTGTTAATTAGATATAGCTTCTCAATAGCCGGTACAATTAAGTTTTGTACCCCTGTAATAGACCCAATTAGATTAAGTCTTAAATTACGTGCTGTTTGAGAACTATTAGAATTAGTTAAAGTTAGGGTAACATCTGCACTAGAAAACGTAACATCGGCAGTACCTGTAATAGCTTCTTCTAAGGCTGTGCCTAAGTTAGTATTAGTGGTCGTACCCCATGTACCGGTTTGTTCTCCGGTTCCAATAAGTTCTATTTTTAAACTTGAATAGGTGCTTGCCATATATTATCTCTTTATGCTGATTGTCCTGATGCGGGTACGCTTGTTACATGAATAGCAATATGTCTAACTTCATCCCAATCGTGTCCACAATCAGAACATTTATTAGCTGCATATTCAGCAGCATCAACTTCCATACCACAATTTGAGCATTCTAAACTCACTTCGTGTCTTGGAATAATTATACCATTTATTTCTTTTGCTTCTATAATCATGCTGCTATCCTCATCCAATTTGGGTTTTGGTAATCGTCAATTGTGACCCAGATTAACACAGTGCTATTGACATATCCTGTTGCAGAAACTCCTGTTGGGTAAACCTTAGCCCCTGCATTTACTGTTGCTGTACCTAATGCTGTTGTACCTAATACACCTGTTACGGTCACTACTG